AACGACGCATTGGCATACCAGCAGGAGTTACCGTATGAGCTTAGAGGAAATCAAGGAGTCTTACTCCAACTTATCACCGAAGGCAATATTTCTGACGCTTTCAATAATCTTGCCAGCGATAGGTGGGGCAGGTTACGTAGGGATAACGACTTACAACCGTGTTATAGCTGCGACTGAAGCAATTGAGGCAGCAAAGCCTTATGACGATGCAGAACTACGAGCAGAAGTAAATGCATTAAAGGTTCAATTATCTGCACAACAAGCCTCAGTCAATGTAGTTAAAGACTCTATGGTGACTACATCTAATCAGCTTGTATCTATGCAAGAGAAGGTATCTAACGCTATCGGTACAGCTAATGAAGCCAAAGCTATCACTAACGGCAATGTGCGTGAAACTTCAGCATCTTTACTAGGTGTACGTGAAGAGATGAAAGCTACCCGTGAAGGCATAGAATCACAACTTAAAGCACTTAAACGTGCTACATCTAACCCACTAGGAAATTAATTATGTTATCAATCATATCAGGTCTATTAGGCATCGGTTCTTCTGCTCTACCTAGTTTATTAGGTTTTTTTCAACAGAAAGGTGACCAAAAGCATGAAATGAATATGGCTCGTTTGCAGACAGAACGTGAAGCTGCTATGGCTGCTGCTGGCTTTGCATCACAAGAAAAGATTGAGGCTATTAAGTTAGACCAAATTGAAGTGCAGACTTATACGCAAGAACGTGAAGCACTATATGCTCACGACATGAAAATCATGGACAAGGCATCGCAATCAACTGTTGATCTAAACGCTAGAGTTCGTCCATACATTGCATTTACCTTTGTTGGCTTGTTAGTTCTCGTAGACATAGTAGGTCTTGGCTGGGCTATCTATACTGGTGTAGAGTTTACAACGGCTATGGGCTTAGTATTTTCTGATGACGAAATGGCTATAGTGTCCAGTATAATTGGTTTCTACTTTGGCTCACGTCAATGGGAAAAACATCGTGAAGGCAAGTAAAGAATTAATTAAAATGTTGAAGCACCATGAAGGTGTGAGATACAAACCATACCAATGTCCGGCTAAACTCTGGACTATTGGTGTTGGTAGTGTTTTATATCCAGAACAGGCTAAAATACCATCAAGCATAGAAGGTATGGCTACTCGTAAAGCGTACCCTTTAAAGCCTGAAGACAACCGTAGATGGAGTGAGGAAGAAGTTGACAAGTTATTGGCTAAGGATGTCGCACGATTTGAACGAGGGCTTGCCCGTTATTTACCTATACGACTTTCACAGAATGAATACGATGCTATTCTTAGCTTCTGCTTTAATCTTGGTCTTGGTACATTTCAGCGGTCAACACTCCGTCAGGCGCTTTTGCGTGGGGATAAAATTACGGCTATACAAAGTCTTCTCAAGTATAACAAAGCTGGTGGCAAGGTCTTAAAAGGCTTAGACAATAGACGTAAAGACGAAGCAGCATTATTTAATAAACAAGGATAAGTTATGGCACTAACACAACAACAATTTATGCAGCTAATGGGTGGCAAACGTGAGCCAGTAACGGCATCTCTTGCATCTGTGTTAGATCTAATTAAAAAGCCATTAGATTATTATGCTGTAGATAAACGAGTGCCATTAGTAGGCGGTCAATCAGCAGCAGACTTAATTGGTCTTACTGGTACACAATCACTAGTGCAAGATTTTAGCCAAGGCAAGCCAATGATGCGTGACGGTTTGCCTGATGAGCGTTTTATTGATGCTGCCGGCATGATACCTATGATTAAACCTGCTGCCGTTGGTGCAGGACAGGCTGCTAAATATTTAGGTAAAGAGGCATTAAGACAAGGCTACGAAGGTACTGGTTTGCTTGGTAAGATTGCGCCAGATATGAAAATGTATGCCTACTTGCCAGATACACCATCAAAACCAAATCCAGAGGTTGGTAAAAGATTTGTTCGTGAAGATTTAGGTAATTTAGTTCCTAAAACTCAAATGAGAATTGAAGATTTAGAAGGTTCTACTGTAAAGATTATGCCGTGGGATAGCACCAATGCAGAGCAATTAATTACATCTGTATCTGGTGAGCCTGTCAATGTTAGAACTTATGGTGGACAGGATTTTGCTAGAGCAAAACATAATTATGAAGCAAATGTTGGTGGTGCATCTAACAAAGAAATTGCAAAAAGAATTGCCGGTAGAATTAATGAAGCTAAAAAAACAAATCTTGCTGAAGGTGGTTCTGGTGATGTTTATATGTTACCAAGTACTATGTCTACTGGAGCTGAAAACTTTTCTCCAATGCCAACAGATATTTTTGTTCAATTAATACAAAATAATCCAGATAAAAAAGCAATAAACCAACTTAATGAATGGTTGCGTACTGCACCAGTTGCAACAAAAAGTGGAATAGTAAGACCATTTGGTCAATTTAAAGGAATTGATACACCTGAAGGATTAGCTCAGTTGTATACAGGTGAAGGGTTTTCTGCAAAGGGTACTGCTGGTGAATTTAGAAAAGCATTTTCTAAAGAAATGGAAAAAGTAAGGAATGAACAGGCTTTTGGTTACAATGCAAAAGATGTTACGTCTGCTGTATTAGATCCATCTTTAATTGGTGTACCAAAAGGCTATGTTGGAAACACAATAATTAAAGCAATGGATGAAACTCAATTATTGCCTTCTACACATCCTGCTTATGATACGGACTTTTCTGGTAAATATGCTGGCTCATTATTGCAAAGTGTTCCATTAGAAGTTTTAATGCCAAAATCATACAATGCGTTATATCAAGAGTTTGCTTTAAAATATCCAAATAAAAATCCTGCTGCAATTAAAAATATGGCAATTGCTGCTATGGAAAAACGTAAAGCAGGTGTTTATGAAACTGTTGATAAAAATACAATTCAAAATGTGAATAGATATCTTGAATCATTAAACAAGTAAGTTTGTGTATTCTAATGAATTAATAGTATCTTCTAACTCAATTTGTATTTCAGTTAAAAATCCAACAGCAATTTCATAATCAGCATTAAAGTATTCTGGTGATGGATTAATAGTAACAGATCCATCATCATTTAATGTTGCAGTAATTGATATAGCCATAATATTGTCCTTTATTAGTCTGTAATCATTCCAATGTCGCAGGTATGTCGTTCTATCTCACCGTACTCTTTGTGCAGTATGATTGAACACATATCACGACCAGCACGGTAGCCTTGCCCTTGATGCCAAGCATCTCTAGCTGCTAGTGTCCTAAAGTATTCTACGATACCACCGTGATACTCTTTCACATCTTTGTGGTGTACGTGACCAACATACCAGTACCTAAACTTAGACCTTCCCCAGTCTTCTGACTTGTCTGCTGCCATGATAGACAGCATATCTTTACCTTTAACGGTATCGCCATGCGTAGACCCTATTAGCACCTTGCCAAACGTGTAGTACCAACATACTGCCGGTGACAGGTCAACTTCCATGCGTGGCTCGTTATGAAAGTAGCAGCTAATCATCAATGCTAGTGCATAAGATGAATGCCCATCGTGGTTACCTTTATTGATACGGAAGACTACCTTCTGGTGCTTCTCTAGCAATCGTTTTAGGCAGTAGATAATGGCACGTAGACCAACCTGCTGCACCTTTGCCCAGCGACCATCTACATCAAGCTGGTGACCAGAACTTGTTATATTTTTTTGATTGTCGGCATGAAACATATCACCAAGGTTTAGCAACAATGCCGTGTGAGTATTTGGTGAACTTGCTATCAGCCTATCTATTGCGCTACAGGTTAGCTTCTCTGCAATGTCCAAGTCAAAGTCATCGCCAGCATCTTTTGCCCATGCGTATAACCCAAAGTGAGGATCACCCATAGGAATGACAGTTAACACATTCTCTGACGTTATTGCTGGTGGTGGAGTTATTGGTGCTAGACCCTTGATGTCTTCTGCAAGGTCTGCAACAAAATTACGCACTATCTCTTCTAGCTTACTATCGTCTACCCTAGTTTTAACCCATTGACCACTAGCTTTACCTTCAGCATTGTAGTAGGTAGACACACCACGAACTATAAACGGCTCTGGTGCTGCCCTAGTCATGTCGTGGTTAGGTGCATAACCGGCTAGTGCTGCTTTAGCCTTTAAGCCACGAACAGCAACATCAACTACCGTAGCAGTTACATTAAAGAACTTAGCTGCTGCACGATTAGAATTAAGCTCACAAGACTTGGAGTAATACTGCCATTGTTTATCAGTAGCGTACTGGGCTAATCTGTCATCTATGTCTGCCATACATATCCTTATGTTTTTGTTTATTATATACATATTTAGAATAGTATGTAGATATAATTAACCCCACCACAATACCTAGTATAAAAGCCTCTTTGTAACACAAGATGTAGTCTAACGTGTACATTTTCGCTTTCTTTTAATGTAATTAATTAATGCTCTACTTTTACTGCTAAACGATTTAAATCGCCTCATGCGACCATCAAAGTTAGGTTTACCAGTAGGCAGTTTAT